AGGCCAAGCGCCGACTGTGCGTCTGTCACCATGTCGGAGGCTGTCGCCAAATCCATGCCGCCAGCCGCAGCCAGGTTCAGCACGTTCGGCAACATCTCCATAGACGTGTCCGCGTCATATCCGGCCAGCGCCATGTAGTTTAATGCATCAGCCGCTTGAGTTGCGGAAAATGCTGTACTCGCTCCCATGTCCAGCGCATAATCTCTCAGCTCTTGGATGTCGTCCACGGTGGTTCCCATCGTTGCCGCCACCTGTGACATGGAGGTGTCAAACTCTTTGCCGGTGTTTACAGATTCCGTTGAAAACGCCACAACGGCAGTGGTCGCCGCTGTCAGCGCGCCAACGCCAACCTTTGCGGCAGTCGCTAGGCCGCTTCCCAGCTTGCCCATAAATGATTCCGTGTTTCCGCTTGCGTTGGAAAGCCCGGATTCGTACTCGCTGGAATCCAACGAGATTTTAGCGCAAAGATCAAATACGTCTATGTTGCTCACCTCCTCCAATTGAATTTTTTGAATAGCTCATCCACGATCTCCTCGCCGCTCCGCTCGTCTGTTTTAATCAGCCCAGCCATTTCCGCATACCGTGGGATGTTGCCATCGGACACGGCCTGGAGCCGCGCCCTCTGGCAATCCGTCATGTAGATGCGGTAGTTAAGCGTCTGATTCTTTTCGTGGAGCCGTGCGATTAAATAGCGTACAAAATGGCTTGCTCTTCCTCGGCCTCTGTACTCTCCGATGCAGAGCCAGCAGAGGTCTGGGTCTGACTCTGCACACCGAAAAGCCGTAGGAACTCGGTGTCGCTCAGAAGTTCCATGAGGTCTTTCAGCACGCTTGCCGCCGTGCAGTGGTACTCTTCCGGCTCCGTGCGGTTCATAATGGCCAGAATCTCTTTGACCTCGGCCGCATTGTTTTTCATCATGGCGCGCGCCATAGACAGCACAGTGCTGCCCTTTGCGGTGGCGGTGTTTTTGTTGGTTGCAATGCGCTCAATGGGGGCGAGGAGGTCAGAAATGACCTCAATCGCCTCTTCGTCCTTAAAATCAGACAGCTTCATTTCTTCCCTCCTCAGCCTGCGGACACGTTCACGATTTCGATGTCGTAGGGAACTACGCCCTGCTCCTTGATGGAGTAGTGGCCGGTGTACTCAAACGCAAACTGCCCTTTTGCCTTGTCGGTGGATTTCAGCTGGAACCCGCCGGTGTTCAGTGCGTTCTTCACGGTAATGTGGATGTACGAGCCATCTGTTGCGCCGTAATCGCCAACCCAGTGCAGGTCAGCAAAGTCAGCGTCCACCAGGTCGTTCCGGGGGATCACCTTATTTCCATCGACATCCGCCGCCGCAATCAGCGATTTGCAAAGGTCGGTGTCCACGGTGACAAACGTGCCGGACAGGGAGACGGCAATCTCCTTGAGCTTTTTCAACTCCTTCGTGTTGGTCGGGCAGTTATCGATGTCACTGCCCCAGTCCTCATACGTGGGAGAGGCTTTAAAGGACACGCCGCCGGTGGTAGCACCAAGCATGTTCGCCTCTTCTGCACCGGTCTTTGCGTCAAAGTCTGTCAGCAAAACCCCGGCGTTAATCTGCAACTTCTCGAAGGTAGTTGCAGGGATTTTCGTAAAGGTCATTTACAAACCCTCCTAATATTCGGTCATGTATTCAGCGGACACGTTGATGTACCGCCGTTTGATTGATGGTGTTGTTTCATCGGTCAAACTCTGACACCACGGGGATCCTCGTTTCAGCCAGATAAAACCGCCATCGCACAGGATTCTCTTTCCGCCAGTTCCAAGTGCGGCGGCAATCTCCTGCGCCTTAGCGTTTGGGATTGATTCGCTTTCCGTGTTGTACCAGAGGTTGACGGTCAAAGCAGTTTCGCCAGCATCCCAGCCGTTTGTTGTGGCGGAGTAGGTCAGATACGGGAAAATCACATCATCGGGAACCGCCGTGTCTGGGTAGGCCGTCAGGCCAAAGCCGGAAAAGAACTGATACAGCGCCGCATATTTCGTCATTGCGTCAGCTCCCACCTTTCCGCACTCACCTTTGAAAACTCAAAGGATGCCGATGCTGGTGTCTGCACGTCCTGCCCGTTGGAAGTCACCCGGAACACCTGTCCGTCACTGTTGCGCCGGAACACGTCATGGTAACTCAGCAGGGCATTCTTGGTCGTGTAAACGCTGTAAAGGCTGGTCACACCTTGCGCCTCTGCGATTTTGGCCTGGGTGCTGGAATCAAACGTGATTGCCGCCGTAAAACTAGCGCCGTCCTCCCATGAGGTCAGCCACCCACCCTCTCCATCTTGGATTCGGCGCCGCTCTAGCAGGGTGCAGTCCTCGTTCCAATCATTGATAAGGCTCATAACTTCCTCCATGCGCTCAGTTCCCGTTTAAAGGCCTTTTCCCAGCTCCGTGCCTCTTCGCCCGTGCTCTTGGCGTACGAGTAGCCGCCGAAGCTCTCAGATGTCATAGGGGACTTTGCACGTTCTCCGTTTTTGGTTTCCCACTCCTCGATCTCCTCCGCCAGCTGAATGACGGCTTTCGGAATCGCCAGCGGGAACACGATGCCCTCGAAAGTTTCGTCCTGCATATCCTCAGCCGGGTAACGATGCAGGCCATCGTTAAAAACGCTGCCCAGCACACGGAAATACTGTCCATTGAGGAGGGGCAGGACGATGCCGCCGCCCTCAACGGCAAACTCGCCCACAATGGGCGCTCCCACCTCAAACCAATTGTTGAGACTTGTCAAAACACGCTCTAGCATCATCCCGCCTCCTCACTTACTCAGGCGCTTGCAGTTGCCTTAAACTTGGCAATGACGACCTTTGCGGCATTGGTCAGGGCTACGCCGTAATACTTGCAAGCGGTCACATCGTGCCGCTGTGCCTTGGGAAACCACTCTGCGTCCACGCTGGTGTCTTTCTTCAAAAAGATGGTCAGGGCGGGCAGTTCGTCCTCGGTGTATTCGGTGTCCTCGTTATCTGGCTGGAGCTTGATGATGGGGTTGAGATAAGAGCCGCCGGACAGCTTGACCTTTGCGCTCTTCTTCACCCAGCAACCGGCAATCTTGCCGATGGCGCCATTGACGGCAACGCCGCCGGTAAACTTGTCGGCGGACAGGAAATCTTCGTCCACCAGAAGCTGTGCCTCCTGCTTGGGGTGGATAAACATCACCTTTTCGATGCCGTCCTCCTCGTCCTCGAAAGAGCACACGGCCTGAACAATTCCATCGTAGCCGATCACATCGGAGCTGGTGACGGTGTTGGTGGAGGTGTAGGCCGCATCCATCAGATCGTTGTCCACCTTTCCCACAATGGCCTTAGCCAGCTGGGCGGTTGCCTGACCGATGGGGTCGCCCAGACCGCTGTTGACGGCCTCCTGATAGATGCCAACAGCTTTCATCGCCTTTTTAATCGTAAACGTGGTGCTTGCGGCGGTCAGCTTAGAGGTCTCAACCTCTGCGCCCTCTGCAACGTCCTCAGCGTCGCCGATATAGTTCCAGCAGGGGACGGTCTTAGTGTCGCCGGGAACGCCCACCAGAGTGGTGTCCACCTTTGCGTAAGGGGTGATTTTGTTCATCGCCGCGATCTTCGCGGAGATCATCTGTCCCATTACCTCAGGGACGATAAGATCACTAGTCTTGGTTACTTCGGTTGCCATAAGTCGTTAGTCTCCTTTCATGGCGTTCATGTAGGCGTCAGGGTTCTCTCTATAGAGCTTCACCTGATCCTGATACGATTTCTTCAGGATTTCCGCCCGTGTCATGGTTGTGCCGGTGTTTGCGGGAGGATTCGCCGGGTTCGGCGCTCCCACCTCTTTCACGGTCGTAACAAGGCCTTTCAAGTCGCCGGAAATCAGTGCGTCCAATGCGCCGGTGTCTTTCAGCTTGTCTCCGTCCAGTTCGGACGCATCCACTTCTGCACCCAGGCCACGCATGGCGATGGTGAGATTTGCGCCGGTGATTCCCTTGCTTTCCAGGTACGCCCGCACAGCGGTTTCTTTCGCCGCTCTGGCCGCCTTGCCCTCAACCTCCGTTTTGTAATCGTCAAACTGCTTCTTGACTGCATCATGCTTCTGCTTCCAGCTGTCGTCATTGCCAGCTTTCAGCGTGTCCAACTCCCTCTGGACTTCGGGCAACAGTTCTGCGTTGTCCTTGTACTTTTTCACATCGGCCTTTAAGGCGTCCACGGTTTCCGTGTGCGCCTCAATGATTTGGTCGATTTTCTCATCTTCGATGCCCATCGCTTTGAGCATCCGTCTGGTTAAACTCATCTTTCAGTCTCCTTTTCTTTGGGGCGGTTCTTCGCCTCGACTGTGATATAAAATCCGCTCTTCTTTGCGGGTCTTAACAAACAAAAAAGCGTGGTCAACCTGTCGGTATTCCCGACTAGTCAACCACGCTCGGTTCTTCCACTCCAACGCTTAGGAGCGGGACAATATTCACTTGCAATCTTCCGGGCATTTCCCAACATACGGTTTATAACTTTCGGAGCAATTCTCAACCTGCAACTCTGTCCCTTTTCGCATAAGTTCTGTTCTCAATCTCTCAATTTCTCTCTTCATCTCGTCCAATCTGCGCTTGTTCTCACGCTCACAAAATTCTTGCCACCATCTGCTCATTCTGCTCTCGTTTCCTCCCTTTTAATCCGCACCACTTTCACACCATCCTTGACGGGGATTAACTCCACCCGGTCACCCTTTGACAGGGTGCGCACAATGGCAGCTTTTTGTCGGTCTATGCTTTCTTCAACCGTCCGCTTCTCGGCATCGTTACGCATTGTTCATGCTCTCCTCTAACAACTTCCGGTATTCACTGGCGTGATCCGCCGCCGCCGGTTTGATATACGGCCTCGCCGGTTGCGGATAGGCTCTGTGCCACTCGCCAAACTCATCTTGATAGACCCAGCTAGGCTTTGTCGTGCCGCCGCCAAGTGCGGAATAATGGCCGGTGCCAAACTCGATATAGGGCGCATATTCCACGTTGGTGCCGATGTAAACATCATCGCCATCGACTGCGTGCGTAATGCTGTTTCTCAGCCTGCCAGTGTCCACGGCTCCCTGTGCAGTCAACTCATCCTGCGCATACTTCACCGCTGTCTGCCCGATCGATTCCAACGCCCGATCTCTGGCATTTTCCAAAGCTTTCAAAATCTCGCCGGAATTGTCCTCAAATTCCCATGTCATGCCGTTGGTGCTAAATGTCTGTGTGCTCATTATTTCACCCGGCGCAAATTCGCCGCCACTTTCTGCTCCGCCGTCAATGTGGATTTAAACCCGGTCACTCTCACTTGTCGGACGCATCTGCAATTGTAGACGTTCCACGGGCTTGCTCCCATACTGTCATCCCCCGGGAACATTAACTCTTCGCCGCCAACAACAAACGGCTGATCATACGGGACTTCTTGCTGATCCGCATCCCTGTGTGCATCTCTGGTTCGGCTGTCGTGGGTACAGCTCCAGATTTTAGTCGTCTCCACGCCTTTGTCCGCCAGCTGTTCCGCCGCCGCTTGCCGTCCTGCATTCTCCGCCTCGGTCATTGCGGTTCGTGCCGCTCTGACTGCGCTTGTCCGGCTCATGTCCGGGATTCGCCGCATTAGGTCAGCCGCCATTTTTTTTGTGCTCGACCCCTGTATGATAGAGCTTGTCACCGCTTTTGTGATCTGCCGTTTCCCGTACTCAAGATCAATTCTACGCTTCACAGCTTTCGCCGTTGGGTAGTACGGCATTACGTCCGGCTGTTCCACGAGGAGCCGCTTGACAGCATCCTCGTTGTAAATCGTCCATGTTTCGCCTTTCAACGCGCTCCCGGCTTGCTTCACTGCGTCACGGATCGTGTAGTTGTGGTTCAAGGCGTACACAGCCGCCATATCGTCATTTACGTAGGCCATAGCTATTTGATTTGCCTGGGTCATTCGCTCCGCCAGAGCGTCTCTCATGGCCTCATACCGCTCTCCACGCCCAATTTGGTT